ACTGATCGATTTGGTGAAGAGCGCGCTCAATTAATAAAACAACAAATAACGAATAGTAAACTAGGTAAACCATCAGGTATGTTAGGAAAGAAACACAGTTTAGAAACAAGATTAAAACAATCTAAACCAAAACAAGGAAGTCCTCATATTAGACTGATATGTCCTAATTGTAATTTACCTGATAAAACACCTCGACATATTAGATTATATAGTAAATTAGACAAAATATCTTACACATAACAGTGATTTATTTCATCAGTTGGTTCATTTTATTATTAAATAATAATACATTTATAGTAAATTGTATTAATTAGGAAAATAAAATTAAAATACTCACCAATGAAAATAAAACATACGACTTGAATAAAATACCTGACCATACCAATGACATTCGGTATTGTGTTCTTGACTATAGTGATCAAGCAAACATAGACTATTATTTTATGCCGTTAGTGTTCTTAGAAAGTTTTAACAGTCCGTGTGTTGATATTAAGATAGGACCATTCAATATACAAATGCCATTGGATTGGAGCGTTGTAATTGGAGATATTAATCTTGGTGAATTAGAAGTTATGCCATTAATTTACTTAAATGATAAAGACTTTGACGTATTTGCAATCAATCCCATAAGTGGTTATATGCCCAGATACTTAAAATTTGAAATATTAAACATTTGGGCAGATGTTAAATGGTATTTCCCTAAGTTAAAGAACGGACATTTACTAGCCGTTCCATTACAAGATACTACGGCGCCATTGTGCGCCTTATTCATTAAAGACATTGGAAAAATTCCAGAGTGTCTTGATATTAGACAGATTTTTTAATGTTGAATAAATGAATCTGAATCTAAACTTTTCTTTATAATAGCAAGCTCTGGCCATCCTGTATTCTTTAACTTTTTAATAGTAGGATCATCCATTGATGTTATAAACCCTTCTTTAACAGCTTCTAATACACTTCTCATTATTGAATATTTGCACGTTTGTATCGCATTTGGTGACGGATGTTTAATATAGAATAATAATGATCCATCTTTCTGTAATGCAGCAATTTGTTCTTCTTCTGTTGGATCTGTAATATATACAATAGCTGACGAAGTCTGTTTTATAGCTGCTAATCTAACTGCATCGGTTGGATTTTTTATATAATGTAATGTAAGACCGTTTTTGTTTACTGCGGCCAATTGAACAACCTCCGATGGATGTTTGATATATTTAATGTGATATGGCGCCATTTCAACGGTGGCGACTTGACCATCAATAGTTTTAATATCAGTAAAATCACCTAATCGCATCTTTTATTTAGTAGTATTTAGAAAAGCAGACCCCTCAGATCACTTCAGCTTTCTGAGGGGTTGCTCGAGTCTGCTTGATTTCACTCAAGCTAGCTTTATATTACTGGCTCTGGATAGTAGCAAAAGTTGGTCCTTGTAGTGGAACACCTGTTAATACCCATTTATAACTATTACCATTAAATGTATATGCTAATGAATCTGTAAGTTTAGCCAGATTAAAGGTAGTTCCTGTATCTACTATAAACACGTTTGGATTACCAACGTAGTTAGCACCTGCATCAAGCAATGTAAGACCAGTTACGTAACCAGCAGCATTTACTACAGATACAGCCGCTGCTGCGCCAGAACTAAATTCAACTATTGGTGATCCGTTGTATCCTGATCCAGTTGCTTTCACATATAGTGAACTCACTGAATACGTTGGAGTTATTGTTGCACCGGTACCGTTTGCACTTCCTGTAACTGCCGCTGGACTAGATGGTGCTGCGCTATAATCACCTTCGTTTACAGGACTTATTATACTAATGCCCCATCCAAAATTGAACGTTGCACCTGATGCATTAGTATTAGTTACTGTTTGTGAAGTTGGTGTTACCGCATTTGGTGGTAATGTGGTACCAGTGTATTGGCCTGACGATATTATTGTTACGTTAGTAACAACGGCACCAGATACTGCTGTTACAACCAAATTTGCTGATTGATTGTAACCTGATCCTGAGAATAAGAAATAATCTCCTAATGTATAATTTGTACCACCTGCTTGTACTCCAAAGGTGCGTATAGTAACAGCATCAACGACAACATTTGCCTGAGCATTGCCAGTGTAAGTACCACCAGCTAGATGTAGTATCTCACCTGGCTTGTAACTAGTTGTAGTACTAAATGCACCAGAGTTTGTTACAGTTGCACCAGTTACGCCTACGTTTGCATTTCCTACGGCACCACTGCCAATGGCACCGAATGGAGTAACACTAATATTACCTTGACCAGCCTGCAATATTGGTCCATCGACCAAATAAACCTGGCCTCCTGCTGTTACACCGTTACCAGCGATTGGGGCCATAACATAACTTGTTGAGCCTCGTTGCTTGACAATGTAAGATGGTCGCGGCTGACTATCACCTGCAACCCATGCCTGACCTGTAATAACATAGCCGGCAGTATTTACGTTTCCTATATAATTATTATTAATCGGTCGTCCCATTTGTTTTCTCCTTTATGCCGTTCTAGGGCTACGAGGTGGGTACCCCATAAGTCCGCATAATTGCGGCACCTAAACTTCATAACAATATTTATCCATCCAATCTATATAAGTTATAATATGGCTAGAACTTGTAAAAAAGTTGACTTTGTAATATAATATAATAGTGGAGAATGTTGTATGGCAATTAAAGAATATAAATTAGACATGTTTAAAAGGGTATTGCCTGCTTTAGATAAGGGTGACAAAACTTTTTATAATGGTCTAACAGATGAAGAGAAGAAGGGTTACGTACCTCTTGTATTAATGAGGGCAATGAGTAGTCTTGGTGAACAGAGCCCTAATATAGCCACTAATATATTATTAGTTAACTACATTGTTAATATAGGATTTTGGTCATTATCTAAGCATCCAGAATTATTACATTTATTGTTGTGTATAACTAGTCTTGGAAGTAAACAATATCATCCTTGGATAACTGCGAAAGGTAATTCAAGTAAGACTAAAGAAATAGATGCATTCTTAATGGAATTAAATCCTGATATGAATGTAGATGAGTTAAACATTATGCGTATGCAGCATGATGCAAAAAGTATTAAAATTTTAGCACAAGATGCTGGTAAAAATGATCGTGAAATTAAACTGTTAGTTGAAGATGCCAAAAAAATCAGTTAAAAAATCAGTTAATCCAACGGTATCGAAAGTGTTACATGTTTGTGAATTTTGCAAACGTGGATTTCATACCGAGCTTAATTTCATAAGCCATAATTGTGAAAAGAAACGTAGATGGTTTAACAAAGAAGAACCAATATCTAGATTAGCTTTCATGGCATGGGCTAGATTCTATGAGCTTAATAGTAATTTTGTTAAGAATGGAACTAAGAAACAAAGCTTTAGAGAATTTATGGATAGTAGATATTATACATCATTCATGAAATTTGGTAATCATTTAATTAATTTAAACGTTTTAGAACCAAATAAATTTATCGATTATGTTATCAAAAATAATCTTCGATTGAATAATTGGACCCATGATATTGTTTATGAGAACTATATTACTGAACTACTTAAAAGCGAAGCACCAGAATCTGCACTAGCTAGGAATATAGAGTTGATGCAAAAATGGAGTCAACAAAGTGGAGAACCGTGGTATGACTTTTTTAGAAAAGTTAGTCCAATGCAAGCTGTAGCATGGATTCAAGCAGGACGCATAAGTCCTTGGGTTTTATATAATGCAGACAGTGCCGAAATATTAATAGATAGATGTGGACCAGAACAGATAAGTATGATACAAAAATATGCAAAAATACCACAATGGAAAATTCGATTTAATCAGAACAAAGAAAGTGCCGATTGGATACGTGTTACCTTGAGACAGGCAGGATTATGACAAAGACATTAAACGAAGACGCATCGGACATATATGGTAATGACGTAGAAGATGATTATTTGGTTGCTGATGAAATCGAAGTACTTAAGCCATCTCTTATTAATATCAACACGGTTACTAAAGGTTTAGTAACCACAATGAGTATAAATGGTAAAAATGTTGAACTTGTAAGTCCGTTATATATAGTAGAAACGCAACGAGTTATAGCAATTTTAGCAGACAAGATAGATAAGCTTGAAAGACGTAGCTCTATGTTAAGTAATACGGTTAATAACCTGACACGACAACTATCGAGTGCCAATAGACGAATAGATGGAAAAATTGATCGTGGATAATCGAGGAGACATAGATTTGGATTTTGCCGATAGGAATAACGCATTAGAAGGATTGCCTCATATTCCTGCTAGCATTATAAAAGATGGAAAAATTGTAAAGCATAATACTGGTGTGTATTTTCATGCAGTACCCATTGATCCCGTTACAGGATATTGTAGTTTAGATTATGAAGTAGCCGAAGAACGTGGTATGTATAAACTAGATTTTCTAAATGTTAGTATATATACAATGGTAGATAACGAACAACATTTACTTGAATTGATGGAACGGCAATTAGATTGGAAGGTATTTGAAGACCCTAAGTTTGTTTCAAATCTATTCCATCTTGGAAACTATGGTGAATTGACAGCCATACTTAAACCAAAAAGCATCAATGATATAGCAATGATACTTGCATTAATACGACCAGGTAAAAAGCATTTACAAGATCGCTGTATTCGCCAAGGATTTGATAGCATTGAAAAAGATATTTGGATTCATGGCGACGATCAAGCCTATGGTTTTAAGAAAAGTCATTCGCTGAGCTACGCAATGCTCGTATACATCCACGCGAATCTTCTAATAGAGAAAAATATTGCAAGTGATAATTTAAAGTAATATAATATCTCTTTAAAGAGATATTTAATGAGCAAACCAAAAGGAAGTAAGAACAAAATACCGAGTGGAATAACATATCCACGAAAATG